CCACTCAATGAGACATACTCAGTGACTGTATTCTTAAAGTCTAGGAACAAGATGCTGAAGCCTGTTGTGACATCGACTGGGACTACTGTATTAAATCCTAATAGAGGCGCTAATAGTATGAACATAGCCATGCTCATGAAAGAGATCACTAAGAAACGTCTGATCCATTGGGCATTAGGGCTCTGGTGTGCTCGTGCTGCTGATACACTGCCTTCAGAGGCTTCAAATCGAGTCATAAGCTGCTTCTGTTGTTCAGCCTTATCAGCCTGTGACTGTGACCACATCTTCATTACAGCTCCTCCTGCCGTGCTTGCCAGCATGGTAATGGCTTCCATCGGTAATCCAAACATACTACTGGCCCTCCGAATGATTTCTTTCTCGTTTTAGTTCCTGCTTCATTTGCTTTGCTCTGTTACGCTCCCAAGTCATGTACGTACCAGCGAAGGCTGGGTCAGATGGATCTAGGGATACCTTTACAGGGACAATAATCATATGCGCATCAGCTCTACATACCTTACAACGCTTAGTCTCATTACGATCCTTCATGGGACATAGATGGTCAGTTACGTGGTCATCTTTACATTGGTAAGAGTAGATGGGCATAGAATCTCCGTTAGTTTGAGGATATGAAGAGAGCCCCTAAGTAGGAGCCCTCTTATTGGTTAACTACTTAGTGATTAAGCAGTTGGTACAAGGAAGCTTACGCCTGCATCGTCACGCAACTCTTTAACACCGTAGATAGTATCAGCAGTGAACAAGTCACCTAGATACTGCTGCTGGTATTGAGTCTGTGAACGAACGCCAGCTTGCTCAGCTAGTACTAGTGCGTCTTTGTGTAGCATTACGCCTACACGGTTAGAACCACTAACAGGACAAGCAGAAGAAACGAATACTTCTACGCCGTATACATTACCGATCATGCCAGTCTTGATTGCACTACCGTCACCAACATATGCTTGCTCAGAGAAACGGTTAATGCCCAACAAGTCGCTCTTAGCAACAGGTGGAATGATCAAAGAACGACCAGTCATTGGAACGTCAGCATCATCCAAAGTAAGCATAAACTTACGGATACCTGCATCAGTAATATCAGCAGTACTAGCACCACCGTCACCACCTAGTTGAGTACCGCCGTTTAAGGCAGAAACTAGAGCGAAGAGATCAGAATCTACTTGTGAAGCTAAGGCATAGCCAGCATCTTCAGTGTAGAAACGACGCATAGAGGACAATGCTTGCTTCTCTACAATATCTTCGATTAGAGTGGAATACTCATAGTGCTTGTCGATAGTAACAATTACTTCACCGTGAGTAGGGCCATTCAAGGTTACTTGGGTGTTTGCTGCTTTAGCGTTAGCTGAACCGCGGGTAGGCTTAGGAATGTGAATTGAATCACCTTTCTTACCTACGTGGTTCATCTTGGTTACAAGGTTAGCTAGTACAAGGTTCTGCTTGTAGTTAGCGATTACTTCGTCAGACCATAATGCTGGGATGAACTTCGCAGCAGTTGTAGTCGTTGTGTTGTTAGTACCTAATGCCATGTTGATTAACTCCTAATAGTAATCTTATTTGACTCGACCTTCCGCGTACGCTTGATAGATCTCGTCTGCCAATGAATCGTAGCGGTTTGGGTCAGTTTGTTTTAAACGAATGAGGTCAGACCTACGGTAAATCTTCTTACCTCCAACGGAATCACCAGATGACCTACTCTCTGCCTTGCCTGACTTAAGTGCTTGCGCCTTAGACTCTTTCTGGGCATTCTCTACTGCGTGTGTCTTGGTGATGAGCTTACGCTCTTTCCAATTAGACAGTAGTTCATTTGCCGACTCAAAGTCATAGTTGTTTGCATCATTAAACATACGCTGGCGGATTTTACTCTGGGAAATCCATTCCTGAAACTCAGGTGACTGTACAGTCTGTTGAGCATCCGGATGTTGCTGTTCTAACTGCTGCATAGTAGCCTGTTGTTGGCTCTTTGCTGCTGCTAATTCAGCTTCCTTAATCTTAGGGTGGTTATCTATTTCTCTTCGGATTGCCGCTTGTGGGTCTTCAAAGAAATCAGTCTCCTCTTCCGCTGATTGAGGGTTATTTTGTTGATTTGCCTGTAACTGAGACTTCAGAAATTCATCAGACAGTTTGCGGAGTTCTCCGATCTCTTGCCCCTTGCGACCTAACTCTTTTTCGAGTGCTGCATAGGAGTTAACAATGTCTTCGACTGACTTACCCTGAAACTTACTGGGTACTTCATACTCTGCTACCTGTTCCTCTTCCTGTTCTGTGACTTCACCTGTGCCCTGTTCTAAGGAGGTGTAGTCTTCGTCGGTTTCGTTATCCTCAATAGGATCAACTACAATACTGTTTACCATAGTGGTGTTCTCCGTCTATACAATAGATTGTGGAGTTAATGAAATGACACAGGCCTAGTGTAGGTTGTCCGTGTCGATGAGTTTTGTCTGTTCTTCTAATGTAATTAGCATATGAAGAATAGTCAATTGCCCTTTGGTTGAGTAAAGGGACTTTTCATCGTCAATTGCCAATACGTTATTGAGAGAATCAGCCATCAGGGTTAGTTCTTCAACTAAATCCGTCCAGCCGTCTGTTTCAAATAACTTATAACGACAATCAAAGAATTCCTTATCATCCTTCATTGCTTAGTGCCTTACGGGCCATAGCTAAGTTCAGGATAGTCTCTGATTCTAGATGTTTCATCTCAGGGATGTTACGTACTGTCTCAGATTGTAAATTCATCACTTCCATAGACTTCTTCTGTAGTTCAACTGACTTCTTCTGTAGGTCTAGGATACGTTCTTGTGCATCTGTCTCTGTAGGGACGATTCCAGCGGCTTCAGCTTGCTTCTTATAGGCATCAGCTAGGGTCTCTTGTACCTTAGCGCCTACTAACTGTAAGTCTGCTTGTTTAGTAGCCATTTCCATCTGAATAGCTTGCTGTTGCATCTGCTGTTCTTCTGGTTTAGGCTGCATCTGCTGCTGTACTGCCTGCATCATCTCTTCACGGTTGTTCAGACTAGAGTTCTCGAATACAGACAACAATAGTAGGTTAAACGCTTGGGATTCAGGGGGTAACATAGACATCAATTGGATGGTTTGAGTCATCTCTAACTCTTTAGCCATTATACCCATAGTTGAGTAAGGTGTAAACTTGTAATCTAGTACAGGATAACGCTCATCATCGAACTGCATCTTACGCCAAACAGCCTTTTCGATGAAAGGGATCATGAAATCAGACTGGAAGTTAGCTAATGTACGCTTCTGACGCTTAATAGAGGCTGCTTGGATCATGGACATGCCAGAAGCAGTACCATTACGGGCATTAGCCTGTACACTCTGTGCAGAGTCCATAGCGCCTGTAGCCATTTGAACCATGCGTTCTAGTTCTGCAGACTCTGTGAAGGTATGTGCTTGTAGATTACCGAAGTTAAACGGTTGTATGATAGATCTTGGATCACCGTTAGTAAGAATGGTCTTACCAGCCTTAACTTCTAGCTTAGTACCACGAGGCAGGCGTGTGGCATCCATAGCCATCATAGGGTGTGTAGTGAGTGCTAACGCATCTATACGTCCCCGTAGCTCTGCATCTAGTGCCTTCTGAGGGTTGTAGCCTTTCTCACATACACCTCGACCCCAGAACTTGTTAGGGACACGATCATGCTGATAAGCAATGAAAGGACGATCTCCCATCAAGTAAGGGTTCTCTTCAGCACGTAGTACCACTGAATCATTAGCTAGTGTAACTACAGCTTCTACTAGTTCATCAGTATCATAGTCAAAGACTTCACCTGAGTCCGCCCCTTTAGACAGATAACGCTTAGGGACTAAGCCCCAATACTCTGTGATCTTAACTTGATCATCTTCTGCACCACTGATGTTGCTCTCTGGATCAAATCCAAAGTCGTGGACACCAATGCTCGCTGCACCTAGTGCAACATCACGATAAGTACCTGCTTCAATGCCCTTGACAACGTGGTAGCGGGGTTTTACAACCTCCTGCGCTACACCTAACGCTGAGTCAATAGACAAGGCCGCAGGATCAATTATGAATTCTTTAGGTGACACAGGCTCCAAAGGAGTGGTCATCATTTGTACTTCTACTACTTCACGAGCTGTGGTAAGTGTGCCTTCTACCTTCTTATCTACCACTACACGCTCTGTCTTCTCGTCTACGAGGATCTTAGCGATACCCGTACCGTAGATAGCAGCATTCAAGAACACCTCACAGATGGCCGATTTAGCACCATCACGCTCTAGGTCTTCTTGTAGTACTTTGCGTAGATAAGCGATGTCAGACGGATCTTCATCTAATACATCATCACGAATGTCGAACCACTTATCACGACCAAAGGTAGCTTCCTCTAATTCTGATACAGTCGCTTCTACAGCCTGTTGTAGGGCTGGGGAGATTAGACGGGAACTTTCAGACTCACGTAGTTTATCTGACTCTGCCCAAATACCACGCCATAGACGATAGTACTCATCCCATTTCTTTTGGTAGTTCTGATCACGGTGATCTTTCCAAGACTCTAACCGTTCAGACAACCACGAGGCTAGGCCTTTATATTGGTCTTCTTCATTCATCATTTAATTAATATCCTGCTTCAATGTCTTGTGGTTCCCACTCTTCTATTTCGATAGAGTTGGCGAAGTCTGCTACTGATACTTGGTCTATATACGCTAAGGCATCTAATAAGTCATCGTGTACTTGTGGGCTAGGGAATGACATCATTTGATCTTCAAAGTGCTTCCAATCTCTATCCTTATTGAATAGGATCTTACGGTGCTCCATACGACCCTGAAGGGCCCATGTGATCCGATCTGTCTTCTTCTTACCACCATGTGTTACATCAGTGATTACTACCCACCTACCTTGTATCCTCATCTCATCTTCTAGATAAGGCATGATAGCATTCTTTAGGGCACCTGCTTCGATACCTACAGTAGCTGCTTCATGATCTACAGCAGAATCAAGTATAGCCTCTGCTGTCTTCTTGATGTTCCACCTACCGTGTAGGATGTCCTTTACCCACCACGTATCACCACATATCTTAACTATGGCGATTGCTGTTTCATCTAACTTAGAGCCTTTAGCTCCTCTGTCTTTAGAGGACTGCTCAAAGCCTGCAGGGTCAACAGCAATGACGTAGTGGCCGTAGTCAGGCTCATCACCCTTATGGAACCACTGCTCTTCAAATATACCACCAGAGAATGATTCAAATGACGCTTCAAACTCTTGACGGAATGCTTGTGTAGACATAGATCTACGAGCTACTTCAATCTCTTTGGGATCTATTAGTGGATTATCAGTAGAGTTAAAGCTAAATGCTTCCCACTCATCGTCATCCTTTGCTGCTTCATATAGATCATAGAAGTGGTTACGTCCTTCTGGTGTGCCTATGAATAGGGCTTCACCTTTAACGTCAGCTAGGGTAGGTCGGATGATCTGCTCGAAGACCGAAGGCTTCATAAAGGCATACTCATCCATCACTACGTAAGCTAGACCTACTCCTCGTAAGGTGTCAGGTCTGTCACTTCCCTTCAGGTAGATCTTACGATCATTGATTAGTGTTATTGTCGCTGTATTCTCGTGGGTAGACTTTATTACATCTCTACCCAAGTCCTTCAGCAGGGCCCAGAGTATATCTTTAGCTTGCTGGAAGGTAGGAGCTATATAGAAGATATCCTTCTTCTCAGACTGTAGACCTTTGATTAGAAGTATCCAAGCAGCTAAGTAGCTCTTACCGAATCGTCTACCACATGCTGCTACCTTGAATCTAGCTGGAGAATTAAAGATCTCCATTTGAGCAGGATGTAGCTTTACTTGTATATCACTCATCGTCTTCATCATCTAAGACAGATACTGATATAGCATCGTAAGCAGCACCGCTAGTCTTCTTCTCTCTAGCGATAGTCTTAGATAGTTCATGCTCTATCACCTGACCACCTACATCAGCAATGGCAGCTTGGGCTTGTGTACCAATCTGCTCTACTACGATGTTGATAGACTGACCACCCTCATGTTTAATCTCAACATCTCTCTTAGGTGGTAGTATTCTATCTAGGCACATCTTCAAGCAGGTAGTATCTCCTTCCATTGCTAGTTGGATTACCTTCTCTACTATTTCAGGCCCTCTCTCAGACATTAATTCTCTAGAGAGTTGAGTGAATTTACCTACACTCCCTTTAGGCCTACCGTGAGGATTAAGAGGAGGCATTCCTTTGTAGAGTAGTGGACTACCCTTATGCTTCTGCTTGGGCTTACCAGTTCGTGGACTGATCTCTACTTTCTCTACTTCGGGTAATTCAGACATAGACTGTATATAGACTCTTGGCCACCTAAGTGGGGATTCTAGTTAATATTATAATAAAGGTGGCGGATGTATAGACTACCCTTATTTACTTAGAGGTAGACACACTAAAGGATAGACATCCTATGAGTACTTAGGTTATTGCGTTAATGATCACTTTAGTGATATAGCTCTACCCGTTATACTTTACTTAAGAGTAGACATCAAGTGTTATACTTTAAGTGTTAATCTTAATGTTAACTCTAAAGAAGACCTAAGTAACTAAGGTACTATTATAACATATTCTAGCTTAGAAGTCAATCTCTATCTGCACCAATGTCCCTAGAGCTACATCTAGTCTAGTTAATAGTTAGTACTCACTAACCTATATTACCCTTATTCCCCTAGTACCCCCTCCCTCCTATTCCTATATTCCCTCTCATGTGCCCCTTTTCTCTCATATTCCCTCTCATGTGCCTATGAGTCTATATACATTTTATTACTTATGCCATAAGGGGCCCCCCTGACCCGCCAGTCATTCCGTGACTCCAGACACTCTTTCAGTCACATTATGACTCCTGAGTCCACCTGAGTCACCTTATGACTACACGGTCAGAGTGTGACCAGAGGGCTCTTGATAGTCACGGGCTGACTGATGAGTCACAAGTGGTGCTAGAGTTGACAAGAGTAAGAGGGCGTGAGCGTGGTATTCTTAGGAATGGTTATTGAGTGTCGCATACTGGTATGGTTGGCGTGTATAGAACAGTAAGGTATGGCATAGGGTAGCAATAGCCTTGTGAGCTCCAACGTGCGCTTGTGTGGGCTTTAGGCTATAGGCTTATACATTGTATAGACTAACCATAGATCGTACAGTACAGGGCAAATGTCTCACCTAAGCAAGTACGTGTCGTGTCTGAGTAAGTATTGTCTGGTTGTCTATGTTACTCGCATGCGTTCCTCTTTATGCGCTGGAGTGAATTAGGTGTAGTTTAGGTGGTGTCGTGTATTAGTTTGTATGTGTCGTGTTTAGGTACGTTTGGATTCATAGTGTCGGTATACTTAACCCAACAACAACGCAAAGGGGCCATATGGGCGCTAATGCGAACCATTATCAATAAGGATTACATATCATGTTTGAAGATAACAACAGAGCCTATGCCAAGACCTACAGTGATAGCAGCCACGTTTGGCTAGATAGTGCTTATGACTACGCCTTAGCCATGTTTCGTGCCGACTGTTCATTTGAGCAGCTATTGATTGAACGTCCTCATATGGCTAAATCTGAATGGGGAACCGATGTTGCACTTGAGCTCGACTATATAACTAAATCAATGAAAGGCCCAGCACAATGAAAACATATACAAGAATCTTAACTAAACCAGCAGTACAAAACTTACTTAAGCTTATGCGCAGAGAAGAAGATCTAGAGGTGACAAAGGTCAATTCAGGATATGAGGTGGTCGATATCATGCGAGAAGATGAATTCGTATTCAAGGCCATGATAGGAACAATGGGATATCTATGCCGCATTAATGCAGCCTACTTACCCGAAGCTTAACTCTAATCAAGTTAACATAGGGCCTTAAACAATAGGGCCTTAAATTAAACTGATTAACCAACGCACGACTATAGGATACCAGCACCATGAAATTACTTGATACTAACGGCGGCAATACTAAATTGTCTAAGAATAATAAAGACATTAAAATCAGGGTTGCGGGCTTGTCTCTATTCCCTAACGATACTATTTGCACAATGCGCCATATCGCAGAGTGCGCTAAGCCCTGTCTAAAGGCGTCAGGTCGTGGGGTATTCGATAACGTAGAGCAAGCGAGGCAAGCTAAAACAGACTTCTATATGAATGATCGGCCCGCGTTTATCGCTCAGTTGATTAAAGAAATAGTATTGTTTGAACGTCTATGTATTAAACAGGGCGTAGAGTGTTATATTCGCTTGAATGTTATTAGTGATATACGATGGGAATTAGCACAAAACGGCTCAATACCGCAGCTATTCCCCGATGTTAACTTTTATGACTATACAAAGATTGCCAAGCGGTTAACCAGTTTACCTGATAACTATCAATTGATGTTTAGCTATAGCCGCGCAGCGGGATACCAGAAGCAAGTTGATATGGCCCTAAAAACTAGCGTCCCTATGTCGGTAGTATTCTATGGGCCTATGCCTGATACGTTCATGGGTAAAAAGGTTATCAATGGCGATGGCTCAGATATTGAGAATCTAGCATATACTAATTGTATTATTGGATTAAAATATAAAACTGCTAAAGGGCAAGGCGTAGATCCTGCAGATAGCATATTTATAATTAATACTAACTTGATTGAATTAAAAGAGGTAGCATAAGATGGATAACCAACAGATTATAGAGCTATACGATCAAAACCCTAATATGCTTCTGAGCCAATTGGCGGCTATTACGGGTAAGTCTATCAAACAATTAAAAGCTATATTAATGGGGTAATGTATGGATAACTTAGAAAGGTTAGCGGTTAAAAGGGACGCGGCACTAATGGCGTATACTGCAGTAATTAAGGCCAACAGACTAACGGGCCATATTGATATGGGCGCATTAGTAAGCGCAAGTAATGCGAGCACAAGCGCCCATATGGCGTGGTCTAACGCCTACGATTTGGAGCTAGGCAGTCGATACGATTTAGAAGAATGCAGTGCCTGTTGTGGCGCTGGAATATTAGAAGAGGGTATATGTGCAGAGTGTTTCGAGCACTGCGATATCCATAACGATGATGATTAAAGGAACTACTAACAATGAATATTAAAGATACAATTAAAACAGCAAGGCGCGTGTTGCGCTTAGGTAACGCGATAGAGTATGAAACAATAATGATACAAGCCCTGCGCCTGTTAACGTCTAACGACGATATAGAGGCCATGATTAAGGCCGGTAAACAGGACGGGTACAGTTTTAGGCAGTATGGTCTTAGAACTAAATAGAATAAGGAGTAAACTAAAATGAATATAGAAGCATATGAACAGTTAACCGGTGCCCTAGTGGTAGATAATAAAGGTGATGTCTACATTAAGGTACAATCTAGCGACAGTGTAGGGCAGTGGTACGGCCTAGAACCAGTGTCTAGCGACTTGAGGTGGATAGGTTCCGAAGTAGATCAGGCGGCCTTAGACGTCGCCCTAGAAACGTACAAAGGAGGTGTATAGTTATGTTACATAATTTAAGAGATTATAAGGTAGGTGGTGTGGTTAGATTGCAATATGGTTTGCAGCCTTATGGTATCATCGCAAGCATTAATCAAGATAATGGGCAATGTCTAGTCAAGATGGCTGCAGGGCCAAGAGTATATAAATTCACTAGCCTACAGGTGCTATTATGAGTGTTATAAGAGAGACAAGAATGGTAGAAGTAGAATCGGCCTATCTAGAATCGATAGAGAGGGATAGTTATTTCCTACAGTGTCTGGATGCCTGCGGTGCTCCTTTTACTGACGTATGGGCAGAAGCTCAAGAGATGTTTAACTTTGAATTAGATGAGGGTTAAAGCGATGGATAACAAGAGTAAGGTAAACTTTAGTTGGTTAGATGAATTTAAGGATAATGATGATTATAAAGAGGAGGACAGGCTAAGCGATATCGTAAAGAAGGCTAATATGTTTAAAGCTAATGTATTGACTAACAAGAAGGCTAACAGGTACAAGCTAATTAAGAAGGCCTGCGAGAAGCTAAAAGCTCACAAGCAGATTGAACTTAGGCGTACATTAGAAGATAAACAAAGAGTGGGGTTAGATTATGCGTAAGTGGTTAGAGGGTATAGACTGGGATTATGTATTGCTCATAATGGTAGGTATAGTGTTATGGGTGAGTTTAATATTAGGAGTATTTGTAGATGGCTATTAAAGTAAAGAGTATATTAAAGGATAGGGAGTTTAAGAGGGCTATTAAGCCTTCTGACGCCTTTTCATTCTACTGGTATATAACGGGGTTACTACATTCTAAAGGCTTCTCAGAAGGCGATTCTGAAGCTCTGAGGAGGTATCGTAGTATTGGGCACGATGTGAGGTTAAAACGAGGAGGGCATTAACATGAATAAGCGTAGGAAGTTAGAAGTACAATTAGAACAAGAAACAGGTGATCTAGTAATCTTCTATAAGAGTGATGATGCAGCAGAGTTATTCCTATTAGATGAACAAGATAGGGATGAATTACAAGACACACTCCAGTATCTTAGATGGGATGAACAAAAGCAAAATAAAGGGGGTAGACTGTCATTATTTGAGTTACAGCAGGATCAAGAGTACTGGAAGGCTAAGTTTGAGTTAACCCATAGGAAGGATATGTTAGACTACATTAACTTCCACACTGCCGATAGTGCAAGGGAAGCGGCAATACTGTCTAATTTAGACCTAGATGATTTATTAATGAGGTAGAGGTAGAGGTAAGATTATGAGATGTAAATCGTGTGATAGACTATTAGAAGTAGAGATAGACAACACTAGTTTATGTGGTGCTTGTTTAACTGTATCTATGGATACTTCACTAACTACTAATTTAGAAGAACAAGAGGAGACCCTAAACGAGCAATTAGAGTTTATTACAGACATAACAGAAGAGGACTATATACTATTGGAGTGATATGTGCTAAACTCACTTAAGTTTCTTAGGCACTTAGGAACATCCTTTAGAGTTAACATTAAGATTAACACTTAAAGGTTAAGACTAAAGAGCACTAAGCGGCCATAGCTGTAACTCTTATTTGAGTTAGTCTGAAATTAAGGTTGTCTTAGATTGATGTCTGAGTTACACTAATACACATAGGGTAAACAATAAGGTTTGTTCCTATAAGCGTACTAAAGCGAATACAAAAGGATAATTAATTATGAGTCTATCAGTTTCTGAAGGTTATGTTGCATTCTGTCACGTTCTAACAGAAGACCAATATCAAGGTCAAGATGTAGGATATAACGTAACTATCTGTATGGATAAAGGGGAAGCTTGTCAGCTATCTAATATGGGTGTTAATGTAAAAGACTACAAAGGTGTAGGCCAACGTAAGTTTAAGTCTGGATATAGTATCGATGTCTTAGATGATAATGGTCAGCCTCTAATGTTGAAGGAAGAATTACCCCGAGGTGCTAAGATCAAAGTACAGTGGAAACAAGGTAATGTACACCCTCAGCATGGTCTAGGTACTTACGCCAACCGTATCAAGGTATTAGATATGGGTGATGGTGGTATTCCGTTAGACTTTGAAGGTAGCGAAGAGGACTCCACAGACTTCTAACTACCTTATGTAAGGTATAAGTAAACTTCCTGAGCACTGAAGTAAAACTGCTCTTTTTTTATGCCTAAAGGAAAAGTTAATATGTGTACTATACTAGAATTAAAGCCTACGGATGCTCAGGTAATAAAGGCACAGATGATGTCTGATGAAATGGGTATCTTAAAGAATTCAATCACTAAAGGTAAGGGTAATGTCATAGGTTTCTTAGGTGAGATTGTCCTCTCAGACCACTTTAAGTGGCCACAGGCTAATACCTACGACTATGATCTAATCACTGCAGAAGGTAAGACAGTGGATGTTAAGTCTAAACAATGTAGGTCTATACCTCAGCCTCATTATGAGTGCTCTATCTCATCTTACAACACAAAGCAACAGTGTGACTATTATGCCTTCACCCGTATTAAGAGTGACTACTCAGTTTTATGGTTTGCCGGACTAATGCCTAAAGAGTTATACTTTACACAAGCTACAAAGAAACACAAAGGGGAAGTAGATCCCTCTAACGGTTTTACGTTTAAGAGTGATTGCTTTAACTTACCACTATCAGCACTACAGGAATACAACGAATGATTACATTATTTACAGGGGATACATGCGTAGCTTGTAAGGCCCTCAAAGGACGCCTAGAAGGGATGGGGCTTACAGGCTACCAAGAGGCTAACGTGTCTAATATGACACATAAGAACACTGTTATAGATCTAGGGTTTAGAGGTATTCCATTGTTGGTACGGTACAACCACGAAGGTGAGGTAGCGGATACCCTATTAGGTAATACAGCAAGCGACTCGGCATATCATGATTTCTTTATCCAGTCATATGGGGAGTAACTATGAGTAATAAAGCAGAAGCACGTTACAAAGCAAAAGAAGTAGCTAGGTTGACTAAAGAGTATAATACCTACATCGAAGGGTCTAAGATGAAAGAACCTTTTGGGGCTTATAACCTAGCCAAAGCTACCCTTATTTCAGCCATGTTAGTTAAGTTAGAGGGGACACTCAGTGAGTATCATATTTAAACCTAAGATCCCTGAACGCTTTCAAGGGGAAGTACAGAAAAAGAAAGTAGTAATTAAGCCACCTGAGCCACCTAAGAAGGTTATTAGGAACTCGTGGATCTCAGACACAGTAGCTGTAAAGGTAAAGAAGCGTAAGTCCCCAGATTGGACACCTAGAGACCTGAACCTACTAGTAGACTTAAGAGCAATGAATGTCCCTATCTATGATTGTAGTAGGATACTGAGACGCGCTGAGTCATCCGTTAGGGCCTGTATACACGTTTATGATCTATATGCAGGGATAAAGCACCAGAAGTTAGTAAACATAGAGAGGTTATTAAATGATTAATGTAGCACTAACGGAAGAAACAGTAGATGGTATAGTCATCACAGAGTTGAAGTCTTTTTATAGTGTCTTAGATGAAGTATCTGATGACTGGTACTCTAAAGAAGAGGACAAGCAGAAAGACAGGCTCTGTCAATATGCTATCATTAATGTATTATCACACTACCTAACAAGCGAGGAACATAAGAAATGGCTTCTTACACTAGAGAGAACGCAGAAGTAGAGAGTAGAGGGCCTTGCCCACGATGTAACTCTAAAGATAACTTAGTTAAGTATAAAGATGGTCACTCTAGCTGTTACTCAGTAGGATGCAATCACTTCGTAAACAGTAATACTAACACGACTACAGCGGAACATAGGACAATGACCCCATCCCAAGTAAAGAAACCAACAGTAGACTTAGAGAAGGGCACTAGAGGAGCTATTCCAGACCGTAAGATCTCTGCAGACATTGCAGCTAAGTATGGTGTAACGATTGAGTATGATGCTAAAGGTCAGATCACTAAACATTACTATCCTTTCTTCAATAATGATACAAAGGTAGCACTTAAGACCAGAGTAGTTAAAGACAAGCAATTCTATTGCAGTGGAGATCTAGGTTCCGCAGGTCTATTTGGTCAGCACCTCTTTGAAGGCAGCAACAGTCGGTTCATTACAGTCACTGAAGGCGAGTTAGATTGTCTAGCAGTGTCAGAGATGTTTCACGGTAAGTGGCCTGTAGTAAGCCTAAAGAATGGCTCAGGCTCGGCTGTAAAGGGCATTAAGGAATCGCTTGAGTTCTTGGAGGGGTTCGAGTCTGTCATCCTATGTATGGATCAAGATCAGGCAGGTGAGGAGGCAGTAAAGAATGTAGTAGATCTGTTTAGCCCTAATAAGGTTAAGGTTATGTCTATGCCTCTTAAGGATGCCTGTGAGATGCTTAAGGCTGGTAAGGTTAAGGAGTTCACCCAGCAGTGGTGGTCTGCTCGCCCTCACCGTCCTGTAGGCGTTATCTCTCTATCAGATCCAGACAACTGGGATGTATTCATTAAGCGAGGTACTGAGGAGGTGACTCCTTTTCCCCATGCCTTCGGTACGCTTAATGCCATGATGAACGGAGGTATCGCTGCAGGAGAGGTGACAGTCGTAGGAGCTCTAACGTCAGTAGGTAAGAGTACAGTAGTCTATAACTTAGTCTATGGTATGTTGATGGAATCTAATAAACGTATTGGTTGTATCTTCTTAGAGTCCGATAGAGGTGAAACGATAGAGAAGCTCTTGTCTGTACACATAGGCAATAACATATCTAACATCCCTCAACCTGACCGAGACTACGATATGCTCCACAAGAAGTATTTGGAGTTAGCAGACACGGATAAGTTACACGTACTAGATCACTTAGGCAGTACAGACGCAGATGAACTCTTCAGTAAGATGCGCTACATGGTTAAGGGTTTAGACTGTGATGTACTTGTACTAGACCCCCTACAGGCTGCTGTGACCTCTAACGATAATGGTATTATTGATGAGTTCATGGATAGATGTTTGAAGTTATCTAAAGAGACTGGCGTCAGTATCATCATTATTTCTCACATGCGTAAACCTTCAGGTAAGGAAGCACATGATGTGAATGAGTATGATATGAAAGGTTCAGGATCTATCAACCAGATAGCATTCAATACTATCCTACTTAGCCGTGATAAGATGTCAGAAGATGAGTATGCCCGTAACTGTACTAAGATACAGCTCGTTAAGTGTAGACGTACAGGTAATACAGGTACTGCAGGGTGGTTATATTATAATCAATCTACGAGTCGCCTAGAGGCTGGGCTAGAGCCTATTATAAAGGAGACAGAAGGGTATGACTTCTAGAAGAGTAGTATTAGATATTGAGGCTAATGGGTTCACTCCTGATAAGATCTGGTGTATCGTCTGTCAGGATGCGGATACTAATGAGGTAACTTACTACACTCCTCGTAATGTAAGAGAGTTCAGCCTAGAGGGTATCACAGAGATTATAGGCCACAATATCTTAGGCTATGACATTCCTGTGCTAGAGAGGTTACTCAATCTAGACTTTACAGGAATACAATTAACGGATACGTTAGTTATGTCTAGGTTGTTTAAACCTACTCGTGAAGGAGGTCACTCACTTAAGGTATGGGGAGAGAGGCTAGGTAATCTCAAAGGTGACTTCACAGAGTTTACCTACTACTCAGATGAGATGTTAGAGTACTGTATTAATGACGTAGCTGTAAACGTCAAGGTCTATAACCATCTACTAGTAGAGGCTAAAGGATTCTCCCCTAAGTCAATACAGTTAGAGATGGACGTACACGCCATTATCTCTGAACAAGTTAAGAATGGTTGGCTGTTAGATGAACAGAAAGCCTTCATGCTCTTAGCTGAACTTAAAGAGAAGATGATAGAGGCAGAGGACACTGTACGTGAGCGGTTTACTCCACTTCCTATCTGGGTAGAGAAGAACTACCCTAAGAACCCTACTAAGAAGGATGGCACGGAAGCAGCCATTATGGTTAAACACAGGGAGAAGGGATACCACTATGATGATGACTTCAGCTATGGTGTGTTTGAACACCCTATCTTTAACTTAGGTAGCCGACAGCAGATAGGACGTTACCTTATCCACTATGGCTGGACACCTCTAGAGTTTACAGAGACAGGGAAGCCTAAGATAGATGAGCAGGTGCTAGAAGGAGTGGACATCCCTGAAGCTGTTATGATTAAAGACTACCTACTCCTACAGAAGCGTGTAGGAATGGTATCAAGCTGGATTGAATCGGTAGCAGATGACGGTAGAGTACATGGTTACGTTAACCCTATAGGCGCTCAGACAAACCGGATGAGTCACAGCAGCCCTAACGTAGCTCAAGTACCTGCCTCCTATAGTCCCTACGGTAAGGAATGCAGAGAATGTTGGATTGTACCTAAAGGGTATAAGCTAGTTGGTTGTGATGCTTCTGGTTTAGAATTAAGAATGTTAGCCTCTTACCTAAAGGATGAGGAGTACACTAAGCAGATCTTAGATGGTGACATTCATACCTACAACATGAATATGGCAGGACTAACCAGCAGAGATCAAGCGAAGACTTTCATATACGCTTTTCTGTATGGCGGAGGTGACGTTAAGATAGGAGAGATCGTAGGCGGAGGAGCTAAAGACGGTAAGAAGATCAAGAAGACATTCTTTGATAGTATCCCAGCCCTAGAGAAGCTAATCACTCAAGTGAAGAGAGCATCTAACAGAGGATTCTTGAAGGGGTTGGATGGTCGTAAGATATGGGTTAAATCAGAGCACTCAGCCCCTAATTACCTCTTACAGTCTGCAGGTGCAATTGTTATGAAGCAAGCACTTGTGTTATTATATGCTGCAGCTAAGAAGGAAAAGCTTGACTTTAAGTTTGTAGGCAATATACACGATGAATACCAAACACAAGTTCTAGAGGAGCACTCTGAACGATTCGGTGTACTAGCAGTAGAAGCCATCATCAATGCTGGTGTTGAGCTAAAGATGAACTGCCCCTTAGACGGGGAATCAAAGATAGGAAATAACTGGTATGACTGCCACTAAGAAGTGTGTCAAGTGTTATGCGGAGAAGGGAAGGGAGTTTTACTATGACCATTACTCAAATACAGATGGTAAGCAGGGAACTTGTATCCCTTGTAATAAGGCTAAGAGGAGAGCTAGGTGGTTCGAGGTCTTTAAATACAAAGGATCTAAATGTGAGCACTGTGGGATTAGTGATCTACACCACCCTGAAATCTATGAGTATCATCACGTTGACCCTGCACTCAAGAGAGGTGTCATAGGTGCTATGTTAGGTACTGCTAGTGATACCACTCTCTACATTGAAGTCGATAAGTGTATTCTAGTGTGTGCTAACTGTCATAGTATTGAACATAAACGAATCAGTGATAAGGAATTAGAACAAGATGACTAAGACATTAGACACGTTAGTAGATGATATATATAGTGTACTCAGTACCAGTAAAGTAGACCCAGACGTAGACATAGATAAGATCTTCCAACTCTTCGGAGAGAATGTAAAGGAAGCAGTCTTTAAGTCTATGTTCGATAATAGAGGAGACACCACACGCTTGCGTATGTCGTCCGTAGGCAAACCCGATAGACAGGTATGGCTTAACTCTAAGAACTACCCACGCGAGGAGCTAGAGCCCTCTACGTTGATTAAGTTCCTCTACGGGCACGTTATAGAGGAGCTGGTGCTCTTATTAGTACGTCTGAGTGGTCACACTGTAGAGAATGAACAGGCTAAGGTAGAGATCAATGGCGTTAAAGGCTCAATGGACTGTACGATTGATGGTAAGTTGATTGACGTTAAGTCTGCCTCTAGCTTTGCCTTCAAGAAGTTCAAGGATAACACTGTAGAGTTCGATGACCCCTTCGGGTATGTAGACCAACTCAAGGGCTATGGTGCAGGCTTAGGGGTTACAGAAGGGGGTTGGTTAGCTATGGACAAAGGTAATGGACACCTCGCCCTAGCAATGATAGACTTGACAGAAGGTAAGAGCATTGAGGACAGGATCACTCACTTACAGGATATAACCTCTAAAGATGAAATGCCTGAGCCCTGTAGCCACCCAGTACCAGACGGTAAGAGTGGGAACATGAAGTTATCTACACAATGCTCCTATTGTCCTTATAAGCACACCTGCTACCCTGAATTAAGAACATTCTTGTATAGTACAGGCCCTAAGTTTCTAACCGAAGTGTGGAACCTACCACGCGTAAACGAACTAAAGAAGACATAGCACATGACCAAGATTGAATTTAAAGTAGTACAAACCCCTAGATCAGAACGCTTTGAAGAGGCTATTAATACTCTCTTGAATGAAGGCTGGTCACTTCACGGTAGTCCTTTCATCGACAGTACAGGTCAAATGGTACAGGCTCTATTGAAGGAAACGACTAATGTCAAAGCAACTTCCAAAGTATCGAAGTAAGCTAGAAGCAAGAGTAGCTATAGGACTTGCGGATTGGGGGTATGAGTCTGAGAAGATGAAGTACACCATCCACAGGACTTATAATCCAGACTTCATAAAGGGTAATATCTACATTGAAGTCAAAGGATTCTTTAGATCAGGGGATACTCAGAAGTATAAGGCTATCAATGAGCAGATGCTCAAAGAGGGTAAGATCCTTGCCTTCGTATGGTCTAAGCCTCACCAGAAGCTACGTAAAGGCTCTAAGCTAACTAATGCGGGCTGGTGTGAGAAGCACGGCATTAAGTGGTTCTGTCAGGACAGTATGAAAGCTCTTAACACATGGAGTGCTAATGTCTAAAACAGTAGAAGAACTAATAGAAGACATCGTTAGAGACTATGATACAGACCTCTTAGTGGAGATACTCAATATCTCTACGGAGGACTTACTCGAAAGGTTTGACGATAAACTAATGATAGCAATAGATAAAGGAGACTTTGAGGATGGATAGCGCATTAAGCCGTCAGGTAGGCGGGGATCACTATATGAATTCAACTATCCAACCTATTGAGTATATACATGCCAATGGTCTTGGATTCATTGAAGGGTGTATAGTAAAGTATATATCCAGATGGCGAGATAAGAACGGCATAGAGGACTTAGAGAAGATCAAACAGTACGTTGATTTACTCATAGAGTTAGAAGATAAGAACGGTAATAAGTAGACAAACAAAAGCCCCCAAAGAGTGATCTAAGGGGGCTTTTTACTGCCTGAAGGTTTACTTGTTAGAGTCTTTAAAGTGCTCTACAGTACCTTTACCTGCTACAGTGTTATAGTACTTCTTCCAATAAGCTGCCCTTCCAGCCTTCGTAGTAGGGATAGGATCATCTACATTTAGTAGTTTCAAACGTGCTGCGATGGCGCTATTCAAAGGATCAGTCATATCTTGCCAAGTCATGGAAGGCCAGTCCTTACCGAACTCCTTCTTAATCTTAGCAAACTGCTTCTTTAGCTTAGGGTGTGAGCCTACATCTTGAGTATCCTCAAAGCCTACCTCGTCCACCTGCATCATTCCTCCATAATATCCTTCCCTATAGGTATTTGGATCTTCTCCTGTTAGAGACTCCGCCTGAGCTATCTCACTCAGAATACCATTAGAAGGGAATACAGCTTCTACTTTATTTATGATTGAAGTATTACTCTCTACCTCTACTACAGGCTCAGGTGTTTCACCTTGAGGAGCTAAAGCAGGTGCTTCCTCAGTAGGTACAATACTGTTGTCTGTAGTAGTGTCTTCAAACAAGTCCAACTCTTGAGTAGGGACAGGCTCAGGAGCTACAGGAGTAGGAGCAGGGGCAGGAGCCAATACTACAGGCTCTGCTCCTTTCCTAGACTTCTCTATAGCAGCAACCATAGTAGCATTCTCAGGAGTACCTGCAAAACGCTTAATGGCATCAGAGGCTTGGGCTGCAGACTTAGTTGTGTCTAATGAAGCCCACATACCCTCTAGCTCATCTTTAGCCTGTTCCCACATTCCTATGAAATCAAACATTTACTTTTCCTCTTCCTTTAGTTTATCGAGAACAGCCTCTCGTCCTCCTATATAAGAACCCCTGAGTGAATTACGCAGTATTACATTACCCGCTCCTTTAAGAGCAGCCTTGAGCTTCTCAGTCTTAGTGGCAGCTTTATAGTTCTTATACTCCCTAGCTAGTTCTGACACTATAGAGGGGTTAAAGAGTAGATCCATTAACTTACCAGATCGCTTAGCATCCAACTTAGACTGGGCCATTCTAGAGCCTAATCCAGTTGCTGCATGGGCAGGTGATACAACACCCCCTACTGTTCTACGATATGCTGATGTTATTCCTGATACACCCACGCCTAACTCTTTCTGAAGTAGCTCAGTGGAGAGAGAGCTCGTTCTAAATGGAACATTAGAAGTCTGTAGAGTAGACACTATATCAAACATCTCCATAGCTCCTTCTATATTCTTCATATAATCCCCTCCAAAGAACTCAGTGTATACCTCACGATTAGCATTAATATAATCTACTGCTGCGTGTTTAGAGCCTCCTTCTATGTGGTTAGGTTTTTTAAAGTTCAATGCTCTGTCTACAAGCTTTAAACGTATGCCTGTTTTAAACATCTCCGTACTCTCAGCGTCCATATGCTTAAATAGCGGAAGAATAGTATCCATACTAGCCCCATCACTCTTTAAGAGAGAAGCTACGGTGGAGTCTAGTCCTGAACGACCTACAGCCTCAAGGAAGTCATCAGTAGCTTGGAAGGCATTACGCCTGTAGTCTACTTCTAAACGTGCCTTTAAAGCCCGAGCGTTAGATAAGGCAGTAGCTCCATCTGTTAACTCATCTCGTAAGTTAGGAACCAAATCGACTAAAGCTGCATTGTCTTCATCAGCAAGCCAGTCCATAATGGACTTCTCATTGGCAATGTCATTACTCTTAATTGCTTTTGAATGAATACGGGTGTATATGGCATCCTTTAGTACGGGAACACCATCTTCCCCTGCAGCTCCTAAGAAGTCTCTTGCGTTTTGTAGCTTAGTAAGATCCTGAGCTACTGTAGAGGTAAACTTATTAACAGACATCTTAGACACGCCTGCGCTATTGAAAGGGATTCCCATTTCAGTATAGTAGGCTAGGTCTATGTTACGCAATGAAGTACCATATCCGTTAGGCATCTCATCAATTGCTTGGTTCAACACGCCTTTAAAATCATTCAATAAACGAAGTTGTACCTTACCTTTGGAATCTAGAGTCCCTGTTAGATCACGTATACGCCCGTTAACAGTGTTCTTTAAATTCAGGACATCAGCAGGGGTATACTCATCAACAACACTAGTAGTTGTTACATCAGGCTTTTGACTTATGTTCCCTTCTTTGTCAAAGACAAATAAGCCTTGCTCCGTTGTTGTCTTTGTCTTTGTCTTTGTCTTAACTTCTAATAGAGGACTGAAGTTCTTTAAGAAACGGCCCTCGTCAGTGGGTAAGTTATTAACCCAATCTAACAGACCAGATACCTGTTCAGAAGGCATTGTGACCCCTGAATCGGTAGCAGTTTTCTTCCACTCAGCATACATAGGATTAAACCGCTGCCTGACTAAGGCTCTCTTTTTATCTAAAAGCCCTTTAGCTGCCATTCCTATGTCAGTCTTAGATCCATTCTTAGTCAAGGCAGTAGTTAGTTTACTCATCTGCTCATCTATAATCTGAATCTTACCCTCAATATGAGCCTGCCTCTTTTCCTCAAAGACTAATCTCTTTTCCTGCTCTTTAGCTATTATCTTAGGTAACTTAACATTCTCCATTTCAGGAGACACAGCTAGTTGTTTAAGATATGCGTCTTGTCGTGTAACAAACTCACTAACAGCCTCATCAATCTTAGCCCTGAATACAGGATCTCTACCATCAGAATAGTACTCAAGGAACTTACCCTTCATTATATCATTCTGAAGAGCAGCTACTATCGGTACTATTTTAAGAGGCTCACCTCCCATCTTTGTTTGGAGGACTTGAGCTCTTTCCATAATGTTATAGAAATCACCTTGAGACTCAACTACAGCGTCTGCAAACCTCTTCTGCTCTCCTTTGAGGTATTTAGATACTTCACCTTTACCGTTAATGTTCTTTACACTTTTATATGCTTGATACCCTGCTGTAATAGGAGACTGAGCTACTCCCGTAGCAACACCAGACAATACGCCTAATGAGATTAATACATTCTGTTTCGTGCTAGAACTTAGGTCAGAACTAGCAATCGCATCAGAGGTGTGTAGTATTACAGTATCTGCCACAGCAGCTGGTAATATAGACTGAGCCATGTTGTATGCTATACGAGGCGCTGTATTCGCTAAGTTAGTCATATCACTAGCTGCTTCAGTGCCTGCTGACACAAAGCGAACTACCTGCTCTGTAGGAGAGAGGTCATCAGATGTAGGGGGTAAAGGCTCGTCACCGCTAAAGAAGAAGTTACGTATGTAGTTACGGTGTCCTTTTAACTCCTGAGCATCCATAAACCTAGTAGGATTCTGGTGAAGGTATGGTTGGTTAACATCCATGCCCCTAGTGCTTTCTCCTCTGATTTTATCTAGAAGATCGTCAGGAACAGCAAAGTCAACAGAGCTCACAACCCCCCGTTCAAAAGAGTCAGCGAGATGCCTAGAAGTAAAAGCCATCCACCCTTCTCCTTCTTGCTGTTGAGAAGCTTTAACTCTCTGCCCCTCCTCATCCTCAAAGGTAGAGGAACGGACAGAGCTTAGAGCATCCTCGAAGTCCTCTTGGGAGACTCCTTTATCTTTTGCGGTAGTAGCAGTACTCGCTGAACTAGCTTTAAGAGCCTCTTCAAACTCTTCCTGTGTTATTCCTGTCATTTAGTCACCCAATTACTTAAGTCTAAGTGATTACCACCAACATACGTAAGAGTTACTCCTTTAACAACTAAGGTATCTCCTTTAGTGGGTTGAGGTATTTTGCTACTCTTTTGCATAGCTTCCCCTAGAATAGTACCAACCTGCTCTGCGTTCATGTTCTTAGATAGAGCATACGAATCAGTCGCTTGCTTAAGTTTTTTATTGTACGATACAACATTCCTATTCTTAGTGAATTCTGCTAGCTTCTTAAAACCTTCAAAAGTCTCTTTAGTATAACTACCAGAAAGAAAGTTAATTGCAGCATCAGCAATGTTCTTACTGAAAGAACCTGAGTCACGGAATGCCTTCATCTCTGACTGAGCCTTAGAATCAGACCCTCCAAACATACGTGAAACAAGACGGTCTACAACTACAGAGATCTGTTCTGGGTCATTACTTAACTGGCTAAGAGTAGCTAAGTCTATTACCTCATCTGCAGTCTTAATAGCCTCCCGTTCGGTTTCTGTTACTTTATTCCAGTCAGTCCTAACTGCTTTTATCTCAGTAACAGTAATACTAGGGTCTACGTCTAAGATAGACTGCATCACTTTCTTGTGAGGCTCCGATCCTGCTTTAAACCCATAAGCTTCCGTTACTTCTTTTGAGGTAGTTGTTTCTCCTTTAACCTCAACAGGCTTTCCTGTCTTACCTACAGAAGAGATAACTCCTGTAGATCCATTGACGTTATACATTACATCAGGCGTATAATTATTAGTTTTATGTTGTAGATTTAGGTCTGCCCCTGATACTTGCTTGCTTACTTTACTACCTGTTGCCTTACCTGTGCCGCCAGCAGATGTCCATACTCCTGTTGTCTTATTCATAGCTCCTTGAAATTCTACATCATCAGTTATTCTGGACTGTGTGATATACTCTTGCTTCTCAGTCTTAGGAGCCTGAGAGGCCTGTAGCTGCATACCGTTCTGAGCCATGCTCATAGCACCACTAGGATCAAAGGCACTGATGAACTTACTAGCCTCAAAGTATGTATTTGGGTTAGTCCAGTCTGCTTCTGCAAACTGTTTCTTGAACTTCTTCATACCGATAGTCTTAGGGTCTATGGCCTGCCCAAAGGCTCCCATAGCTTCACGCATTGCTACGCCCTTCTGCTTCTCAGCATCGAGCATACCCGCATAGGAAGACTGTACTGTCTGTAAGATGTTTGATTGTGGGCCTGAGCCGAATAATCCACTAGCCATTACTTATACTCCTTATTAACCTAGACCAATGATAGTCTTGAATATATCACCAAACATACTTGTGTTATTAGCACTCTTCTGAGCATCTATGCCCATCTGAGCCAAGTCACGTTGGAAGGCAGGTTCTTCAGCAAAAGAGTTAATCTCTTGTAGTAGAGGTACAGCACCTAGAGCTTGCTGTTGTCCAGCGAACTGCTGTTGAGCTACATTACCAGCTAGACCAAATAGACCTGCTTGGTTCTGTAACATACGATCCTGCATCTGTGTACCATACTGAGTAGCCTGTACACCTTCTTGGAATCGTTGGTTCTCTTGTTCAGACTCTAATTGAGCTAAAGCCTGAGTACCTGCAGTAGCACCTAGTTTACCAGACTGAACTAGACGACTCAAGGCAGACTGTGTCTGTCCCGCTCTGAGAGGCTCTCTAATGGCGTTTACACCACGTAGGTACTCTGAGGCTGCATCTTGAGGATTAAAGTTCTGATAGGCCTCCTGAGAGCTCTGCATCTGCCCTAGTAGTCCCTGCTGGAACTGAGCATACTCATCACTATCTGTTTGCTCGAACTGACCAGTCTCAGGGTTATAACCAGTACTGCCAAATAGATTGCTGAATGTAAGTCCACGAGGAGCTCTGGCTGCTGCAAGACGGGATACTGCATCACCGCCAGCTCCTTCTTGATTGGCTTCGCTATTAGCACCTTGACTCCCATTACCTCCTGATCCTACTAGACCTCCTGTAGGGTTTACAGTGCCATTAGCTACTGCAGCACGTTGAGCGTCAGTAGTTGGACTACCAATGAAGGCATGAGGGAGCTGTTCCTTCATTTGCTGTGACCGAGCAGCTTGTACTTTCTCCTGTCTAGACATCTGATCCCACTGTGAGGAGGGATGCCCTGACGCTTCCATACTTGCATAGTTAGCCTTAGCCTGATCATTCATGCCATACTGTACTTCATCTACTAAAGCAGATCCTACAGACTTAGCTATATTAGGGATGCTCGGTATTGAACCGACTGATGACATAACTGCCTCCCATAAGGACTGATCTACTTTAGGGGCTGCACCTTTATTAGAAAGGTTACCAGCATTATATGCTACCGCTTGCTCTCTTGTACCGCTATGTGGGCCGCCCATTATACTGTCCTCTTCTGTTCTTTAATATTGTGTGTCATTATATGTCTCTATGTTTAGGTTAGCTTATGATATAGTGAAGGAGCTAGGGTTGTAGTACGTTGCGCCTGCAGCACCTCCTATCCCTTTATTGGATTCTACAACATGACCGTGGTCGCCTGTAATCTCGCCACCTTGGCTACCTGCTGAACCTTCAGCACCACCAGAGCCGCCTATGCCTCCACGTACTGTACCATCGTAGCCCCCAGTGCCTCCAGTGCCTTCACTTGCAAGAGTGCCTGCAGAGCCTGCAGTACCACTGTGAGTAGTGGAGCCACCATTACCGCCAGCGCCATAAGGCCTACCGCCACCACCGCCACCACCGCCACCATAGGCAGTACCTGTGTGTACATAACCTTCAGCACCACCACCGCCACCACCGCCTCCTGAGAGAGTACCATTGTTTATTAGTGTGATGTCAGACTCTAGATGTACTGCAACACCGCCAACAGTGCCGTCAGTTGCATGGGCAATTGCATTA